CGGTACTGGAGTCGTTTCTGGAAGAGCACGGGGGCTGGAAATCCTTTCTGTGGACGCCGCCTTATGAGTGGCGGCAGATAAAGGTGACCTGCGCAAAATGGTCGTCGCGGGTCAGTATGCTGCGTGTTGAGTTCAGCGCAGAGTTTGAACAGGTGGTGAACTGATGCAGGATATCCGGCAGGAAACACTGAATGAATGCACCCGTGCGGAGCAGTCGGCCAGCGTGGTGCTCTGGGAAATCGATCTGACAGAGGTCGGTGGAGAACGTTATTTTTTCTGTAATGAGCAGAACGAAAAAGGTGAGCCGGTCACCTGGCAGGGGCGACAGTATCAGGCATACCCCATTCAGGGGAGCGGTTTTGAACTGAATGGCAAAGGCACCAGTACGCGGCCCACGCTGGCAGTCTCTAACCTGTACGGCATGGTCACCGGTATGGTGGAAGATATGCAGAGTCTGGTCGGCGGAACGGTAGTCCGGCGTAAGGTTTACGCCCGTTTTCTGGATGCGGTGAATTTTGTGGCGGGCAATCCGGAAGCGGACCCGGAGCAGGAGCTGAGCGACCGCTGGGTGGTGGAGCAGATGTCAGAGCTGACGGCCATGACAGCCTCGTTTGTGCTGGCAACACCGACGGAGACGGACGGAGCGCTGTTTCCCGGTCGCATCATGCTGGCGAACACCTGTATGTGGGATTACCGGGGAGATGAATGCGGGTATAACGGTCCTGCGGTGGCGGATGAGTTCGATAAACCCACACCGATATCCGTAAGGACAGATGCAGCAAGTGCATGCGCGGGTGTGAGATGCGCGGCATGGTGGCTAATTTTGGCAGTTTCCTTTCCATTAACAAACTTTCGCAGTAAAATCCAATGACACAGACAGAATCAGCGATTCTGGCGCATGCCCGGCGGTGTGTGCCTGCGGAGTCGTGCGGCTTCGTGGTGAGAACGCCGGAGGGGGAGCGGTATATCCCTTGTGTGAATATCTCTGCAGAGCCGGAGGCGTATTTTCGTATTGCACCGGAAGACTGGCTGCGGGCAGAGATGCAGGGGGAGATTGTGGCACTGGTCCACAGTCATCCCGGTGGTCTGCCCTGGCTGAGCGAGGCCGACCGGCGGCTGCAGATAAAAAGTGCACTGTCCTGGTGGCTGGTCTGCCGGGGGAAATTCATAAATTCCGCTGTGTGCCACATCTGACAGGACGGCGCTTTGAGCACGGGGTGACGGACTGTTACACGCTGTTCCGGGATGCTTATCATCTGGCGGGGACTGAAATGCCGGATTTTGAGCGTGAGGATGACTGGTGGCGCAACGGTCAGAACTTTACCTGGACAATATGGCGGTCACCGGCTTTTACCGGGTGCCCCTGTCCTCTGGACAGGCGGGCGATATTCTGCTGTGCTGCTTTGGTGCTTCGGTACCGAACCATGCCGCCATTTACTGCGGCAACGGTGAGCTGCTTCACCATCTGCCTGAACAACTGAGTAAACGGGAGAGGTATTCCGAAAAATGGCAACGACGAACGCATTCTGTCTGGCGTCACCGCACTGGCACGTATCTGCCTTCACGGGGATTTACAACGATTTGGCCGCCGCCTCAGCCTGTATGTGAACACGGCAGCGGAAGCCATCCGTGCCCTGTCGATGCAGATGCCGGGATTCCGCCGTCAGATGAACGAAGGCTGGTACCAGATACGTATTCGCGGTGAGGACACGGCACCGGAGGCGGTGTACGCCCGTCTTCACGAACAGCTGGGTGAGGGAACGGTCATCCACATTGTGCCGCGACTGGCCGGGGCCGGAAAGGGTGGACTGCAGATTGTGCTGGGGGCGGCAGCCATCGTGGGCTCTTTCTTCACCGCCGGCGCAACGATGGCGTTATGGGGTTCAGCCCTGGCAGCCGGTGGTTTTTCTGCCACCACGATGCTGTTTTCACTTGGAGCCAGCATGATACTGGGTGGTGTGGCCCAGATGCTGGCCCCGAAGGCAAAAACACCGGATTACCGCGCAACGGATAACGGCAGACAGAACACATATTTTTCCTCACTGGACAACATGATTGCTCAGGGGAACCCGATGCCGGTGCCTTACGGTGAAATGCTGGTTGGCTCCCGCCGTATATCCCAGGCATCAGTACCCGTGATGAAGGCGGTGACGGGAAGGTGGTGGTTATCGGGCGGCAGGCATAAAAGCGAAAAAATCCCGCAGTGCTCACGGACAGGAACTGCGGGAGCGTTACGAAGATTGAGTGTAAGGAATTATTCTTATGTCACGACAAAAACATTAACTCAGAGAGGGAGGATGTGCCGTTCTTTTCAGGGAGAAAGGATTTATCGTCCTGAGGAATAAAGGTAAGGGGCCCGCCCCTTACCTGACTGATTATTGAATGATGCCGCAGGCCATTCTCGCACCACCACCGCCCAGGGGCTCCGGATGGTCATGATGGTTATCACCGCCAGCATGAAGCATGAGAGAACGCCCTTTAATCTCTTTTAATGAGTTCAGTCTCGGGGCCAGGACCGGGTAGTTCGCTTTTCCGTCATGCGTCACGAACAGCGCAGGGAGGTCGCCCAGGTGTCCATCCGGAGACCAGGGGCCAAGATGTTTGCCGGTGTTTTTCGGGTCAAAGTGACCGCCAGCCGATAATGCTGCGACCGGTTTTCCGTCTTTCAGTGCCGGGGCGCAATTTCCTTTTTCGTGCACATGAAAACCATGAATGCCTTCAGACAGAGAGTGAAGGGCTGGTGTGAACAGCAGACCGTAGGGGGTCTCCTGAATGGTTATTTTTCCAATGCTGACTTCTTTTCCGTCAGCACTGACAAGGTTCATTGGGACTTCCTGTTCTGCTGCGTATCCGCATGATGCTGCTGTCAGCATGGCAATGGCAGCAATGATTTTACATTTCATAAAACCCTCATTAATTCCGTTAACAGACTGAGCTTGCTGGTTACAGGGTAACAAACAGCGTTCTGATGATATCGCGCAATAGCTGTGCAATATCCTATCACTGCGATTAATAATACCAATTGAGAGGAACATTATGGGCAAAGGTGGCGGCAGGGCGCACACGCCTCGAGAGGCGAAGGATAATCTCAAATCCACGCAGATGATGAGTGTGATTGATGCGATTGGTGAAGGGCCGATTGAAGGTCCGGTGAAGGGGCTGCAGAGTATCCTGGTGAACAAAACCCCGCTGATGGACACGGACGGTAATCCCGTGATACACGGTGTGACTGCGGTCTGGCGTGCCGGGGAGCAGGAGCAGACACCACCGGAAGGCTTTGAGTCCTCCGGAGCTGAAACCGGACTGGGCGTGGAAGTGACGAAGGCAAAGCCGGTGACGCGCACCATTACGTCCGCGAACATTGACCGCCTGCGGGTTACCTTCGGGGTGCAGTCACTGGTGGAGACCACCTCAAAGGGTGACCGTAACCCGACGTCTGTCCGCCTGCTGATTCAGCTTGAGCGTGGTGGTAAATGGATGACGGAAAAGGATGTCACCATTAACGGCAAGACCACCTCGCAGTTCCTGGCGTCGGTGATTCTGGATAATCTGCCGCCCCGGCCCTTTAACATCCGGATGGTCAGGGAGACGGCGGACAGCACCACGGACCAGCTGCAGAATAAGACGCTGTGGTCGTCATACACCGAAATCATCGATGTGAAACAGTGCTACCCGAACACGGCCATTGTGGGGCTGCAGGTGGATGCGGAGCAGTTTGGCGGTCAGCAGATGACGGTGAACTACCATATCCGCGGTCGCATCATCCAGGTACCGTCAAACTATGACCCGGAAAAACGCACGTACAGCGGCATCTGGGACGGCAGCCTGAAACCGGCATACAGCAACAACCCGGCCTGGTGCCTGTGGGACATGCTGACTCACCCGCGCTACGGCATGGGAAAACGTCTGGGGGCGGCAGACGTGGACAAATGGGCGCTGTATGCCATCGGGCAGTACTGCGACCAGACGGTCCCGGATGGTTTCGGGGGCACAGAGCCGCGGATGACCTTTAATGCGTACCTGTCACAACAGCGTAAGGCGTGGGACGTTCTCAGTGATTTCTGCTCGGCGATGCGCTGTATGCCGGTATGGAACGGCCAGACGCTGACGTTCGTTCAGGACCGCCCGTCGGATGTGGTGTGGCCGTACACCAACTGCGATGTGGTGGTGGATGATAACGGCGTGGGGTTCCGCTACAGCTTCAGCGCCCTGAAGGACCGCCACACGGCGGTGGAGGTGAATTACACCGACCCGCAGAACGGCTGGCAGACCTCCACGGAACTGGTGGAAGACCCGGAAGCCATACTGCGCTACGGGCGCAACCTGCTGAAGATGGATGCGTTCGGTTGCACCAGTCGCGGTCAGGCCCACCGTGCCGGGCTGTGGGTGATAAAGACCGGACTGCTGGAAACGCAGACGGTGGATTTCACGCTCGGGTCACAGGGGCTGCGTCACACACCCGGTGACATTATTGAAATCTGTGATAACGACTATGCCGGGACCCTGACCGGCGGACGTATCCTGTCCATCGATGCCGCCAGCCGCACCCTGACACTGGACCGTGAGGTGACGCTTCCGCAGACAGGTGCCGCCACGGTGAACCTGATTAACGGCAGCGGTAAGCCGGTGAGCGTGGCCATCACTGCACACCCCGCGCCGGACCGGATACAGGTCAGCACCCTGCCTGATGGTGTGGAGACATACGGTGTATGGGGACTCTCCCTGCAGTCACTGCGTCGTCGCCTGTTCCGCTGTGTCTCCATCCGGGAAAACACGGACGGCACCTTTGCCATCACGGCGGTGCAGCACGTACCGGAAAAGGAAGCCATCGTGGATAACGGGGCCAGCTTTGAGCCGCAGTCAGGCACCCTGAACAGCGTCATCCCACCGGCAGTGCAGCACCTGACGGTGGAGGTGAGCGCAGCTGACGGTCAGTATCTGGCACAGGCGAAATGGGACACGCCGCGGGTGGTGAAGGGCGTGCGCTTCAGTTTGCGCCTGACCAGTGGAAGCGGTCAGGACAGCCGTCTGGTGACCACCGCTATCACTGCAGACACGGAGCACCGTTTCAGTGGCCTGCCGCTCGGGGAATACACCCTGACGGTCAGGGCGATTAACAGCTATGGCCAGCAGGGCGAACCGGCCACCACCGCGTTCCGGATTAACGCGCCTGCAGCACCCGCCAGCATTGAGCTGACGCCGGGGTATTTTCAGATAACGGCGGTCCCGCGTCTTGCGGTGTATGACCCGACGGTACAGTTTGAATTCTGGTTTTCGAGGCAAAAATCGCAGACACCGCACAGGTGGAAACCTCTGCCCGTTATCTGGGGACCGGCAGTCAGTGGAGTGTATCCGGCCCGCACATTAAGCCCGGGAAGGATTTCTGGTTTTACGTGCGCAGCGTCAACCTGGTGGGGAAATCTGCGTTTGTGGAAGTCAGCGGGCAGCCCAGCAATGATGGTGAAGGGTATCTGGATTTTTTCCGGG